GTCGGCGCAAATTGGATAACCGCGGGTGCGCAACGGCGGGAGGGGATACGCCCCTCGTCGGGCCTGTTTTACGTGCATCCAGCACGGAGGACTTCTCTTGCGTAGTTTATCATCGTTGCGGATCGGGGACTTCCCATGCGTAGTTGATCGTTGCGGATGCTGTGTGGCCAGCTAACCAATTCTAGTTTAACGTCATTTCGGACGGACGTCCCCATGCAAAGGTTCACTTTGGCAATGCATGGGGGAGACATGTGGTACCGCCACATGCCCCTTTTTACTGTCCAAGCCCGTAGTTTAACGTCATTGCGGACTGTGTTTACGCACCGAGAATCCGGTCTGCGAACTTGTCGATGTCAACGACAAGGTCGTTAGTGCCGTCGGTGCGTACCCTGAGGGGCGGGTCAGGTCCTTCTCGAAACATATCGTCCCATGGGTCAACAACACGACATCCAACTTGCGGACGTTCGATTGTGACCGATTCCAGATAAGTTTCGATCCGGACTTGTTCCTCAGGCGAAATCCCAAATGCCTCGGCGAAGCTTAACCTGGCAATGCTCGTTATCGGAGCTGGTGTGACTCTGCGCATATTGCTTCGTTTGAATCCGTAGAGCTGTTGAGCTTCTTTGGAAGCCAGCTCTATGAGTGCACGATATGCGTACCCTTGTTTGTGTAACTCAAGGAGCGTCTCGTTCATCTTTCGAGGCTCAATGCCATTACGACACAAGCACTCGGCGAAGGCGAACAAGATTGGGACTCCAAGATTAAGGATACCTTCACACATACCGACGACCCAAAGCCTTAAGCCCCAATCGTGGTCGGTGAGCCGAGTGTGCCTAGGGTTAACCAATGTGGTCTTGATGACCTTGGAGACGTTGCGCACCATCTTGCCCTCACCGAGAGACCAGCCGCGCCCGAACTCGACAGGGCGCGTTTGACAGAAGTCGATGTGCTCGAACTTCTCTGCAACGCCCTCGATTTTCATGACGCAGCCCATCTTTTCAAAGAAGGGGGTAATGTGGGGTGAAACAACTTCCCATACTGGTCTTGAACACATGGGGACACAATCATCACCGTTGTAGAACACGGTGAAGTCATGCTCATGCATATCGACCAACGGTAGACGCATGCCGGTTTCGGCATGGAACTCGTCGTTGAGTGTGGGGTCTGTGATGCACTTGCGGAAGAGGCTAAACATGAGCCAACTGTTGACGTTGTTGGCGAGCGCGGTGTCCATAACGCCGGACATGAGCTGTCCTTTGTCCATTAACATCTTGAACCCACCAAACCCCGTAAATTTCGGGCGCATATAACCTTTAAGCATAGAGACCAGTTTGGTCCTTGCTTTACGGTCAAGCATCTTACTGTACAGGTAGAATTTGGCAAGGTGGATGTCACGTTGATGGGCGTCAGCTCGGGATTGGTCGACCATGGCAGCAATCACTGATCCTGTGGCTGTCTTGATAGCCTGCCAGGTGTCATGAAGCAATGTTGCCATAGCCTTGGAACACAACCCTTTGCAAAAGGGACTAACGCGCTTGTTGCCTCGATGCGCGAGAGGAGTGGAACTTGGTTTCCCACCACCCCCAAGGTAGTAGAATTGCTTCTCAACTGGGGGTATGATCCGGGCCCATTCCAAGTTACCCCGTCGGCACATGGCCAAGATGACACGTGGGTCCGGAAGTTTCCGGACTAAGTGCCACCCCGACGATGCATCCTCTGGGGAAATGAACTTGGAGCGCGCTGTTGCCTCGCGCTTTGGGAAAGGTTGGATCTTCTGGGCGCTCAACGGGCCCACACCTACACTATGAGGTTCGAGTAGATGGCGCAGCAAGAAATCCAGAGTCGTTCAT